ACCGTCGAGGGCGATGTGTGGGTTCTTGGAAGGCACAAGATAATTTGTGGAGATGCGACCAGAATTGATTGTTGGGATAAGTTGAATGTTGAGGACGGTGTTGCGGTGTTTTCATCACCTCCATACAACTTAGGAAATTCAATAAAATTAAGTGGAAATAAAAACTTAAACAAAAAACAATCTGCTTATGAAACCTATTCAGATAACGCTAATGATTCAGAATACGTTGATTTGATCCAATCTTCATTAGACACCGCGTTGGCATTTTGCGATGTGGTGGCATTTAACCTGCAACCATTGGCCAATTCAAAACGCGCACTTATGAAATTTATGAGTGATAACTCTTCAAGACTTGTTGATATTGTTACATGGGATAAAGGACACGCTGCGCCTCAAATGGCGGAAGGCGTAATGTCATCAAGATATGAATGGATATTTATTTTCTCTAGCAAAGAGAAGGCATCAAGGCGAGTTCCATATGCCTCGTGGAGGGGCAAATGGTCAAATGTTTATCAAGCGCCATCTCAAAAAGACAATAAATATTCCGCAATTCACGGCGCTACTTTTCCTGTTCACCTTCCAACATTTGTAATTGGTGATCTGATGAATAGGTCGCGAGGTGTTGTCGATTGTTTTTGTGGAACTGGAACGACAATTATAGCGGCTGAAAATCTTGGAAAGATTGGTTACGGCATAGAGTTAGACCCCAAATACTGCGACGTCATCATCAACCGCTGGCAAGACTATACAGGGCAGGAGGCTATTCATGAAGAGTCAGGGAAAACATATCGGGACATTCAAATATCATCACAAGGACAAGCCGATTCCTGACGGATGGGAATGGGTTGGGATCTTTAGAGGGCATCACGGCGCAAACGGATATGGGTTAATTCAGGAGATAGAAAGGCAATGCCAAGGCAAGCACACCAACCAACAAAAGAATCAAGACAGCTTGTTCAACTGCACGCAGCGGTTGGGACAACTGTAGCCCATATCGCTGAAATTATGGAAATTAGCGAAAAGACATTGCGGAAGCATTATAGAGTGGAGCTTGATCTTGGTCGAGCAAAAGCAAACGCAACGATCGGTGGAGCTTTGTTTAATTCAGCAAAGGAGGGTAATACCGTCGCGCAAATCTTTTGGCTAAAGACAAGAGCAGGCTGGCGCGAGACAAACCGCGTCGAGCACTCACTAGATGAAAGCATGTTGAACCCGACAACGATCGAGTTTGCTGGTCATGTGAAAGACGATGAGCAAGGCGAGGATTGAGCTGCCGCCAAAGATCGCAGAGCTTTTCGCAGAGCCTTTGAGATACCGAGCGGCATACGGCGGGCGCGGATCTGGCAAAACACGCAGCTTTGCAAAGATGGCCGCAGTGTACGGCTATATGCACGGCAGGAACAAACGGGACGGCGTCATTCTTTGCGCTCGAGAACACCTGAACAGCCTCGAGGACTCGTCCTTCAGAGAGATATCAAGCGCGATTCAGTCTGAGCCTTTTCTTCAGCATTACTACGACATTGGAGAAAACTATATCAGATCCCACGATGGTCGCATCAGGTTTATATTTGCAGGGCTGCGTCGCAACGTCGACAGCATCAAGTCGAAAGCAAAGGTGCTTATCGCTTGGGTGGACGAGGCCGAAAACGTGAGCGAGGAGGCATGGCAGAAGCTATTGCCAACAGTGCGCGAGGAAGGCTCCGAAATTTGGATCACATGGAACCCGGAATCACCAGACAGCGCAACACACAAACGCTGGAGGGCAAACCCCCCGGACAACTCAAAAGCTGTGAGCGTGAACTGGCAGGACAACCCTTGGTTTCCCGAGGTACTAAATCAAGAACGACTCAGCGATCAGAAAAAGCGACCCGGCGTCTACCCGCACATCTGGGAAGGCGATTTCTTGCAGCAACGCGAAGGCGCGCTCTGGACGCAAAGCCTGATCGACAAGTCAAAGATCCAGCATGGATATGAAGGCGGCTATTCCCGAATCGTCGTGGGTGTCGATCCAGCCGTCACGGCAAGCAAGACGTCCGACGAGACAGGAATCATTGTGGCTGCCAAAGGTGCGAACGGCAACCTTTACATTCTCGAGGACGCATCAGGCCGCTTCACGCCAGACCAATGGGCGTCAAAAGCAATCGCCCTATACCAAAAGCACAACGCAGACCGAATTGTGGCAGAAGTAAATCAAGGTGGTGATTTGGTGCAAAGTCTGATAAAAAGTATTGACAGTCATGTTCCGGTTAAATCGGTGCGTGCTACACGGGGTAAAATTTTAAGGGCCGAGCCGATTGCAGCTTTGTACGAGCAAGGCAAGGTCTTTCATGTTGAGGATTTCACAGAGTTGGAGCGTCAGTTGGTTTTTTTCACAGGCAGTAACGATTTTTCACCGGACAGGCTCGACGCGCTTGTCTGGGCGCTAACCGATCTGACGACATCATCAGGGAATGTGCATTGGAGGATTTCGTAAATGTCGACTTTTTTTGAGCGGTTAAGGAATGTATTCATTCCCGAGGATCAACCAAGACAAACCAAAAGCGCACCGATGGTGATGTATCAAGGCACAACTCAGGGCTACACAAACAAGCAGCGTTATGAAGATTTTGCAAAAGATGGATATCTGCAAAACAGCGTGGTTTATCGCTGCGTGAACGAGATAAGCCAAGGCGCAGCTTCAGTTCCATTCAAAATATTCTCAGGCGACGAAGAGGTGGAAAACCACCCCATTGCGGCATTGCTCAACAGACCAAACCCATTGATGCACAGGGTTGAGTATTTCCAAGCGCTTTACGCGCAGCTGGTCATGGGCGGCAACGCATACGCCGTCAAAACCTTGATTGCGGGCAGACCTACAGAATTGCATTGCCTGAGACCTGATCGCATTCGGATCGTGGCAAGTCAAACCATGATCCCACAGGCTTACGAATACTTAATCAACGGACGTGTTGTTCAGCGTTATGACGTCGATCCGCAGACCGGCATGTCAGAAGTCAAGCATTTCAAAATGTTTCACCCGCTCGATGACTACCTCGGGCTTTCCCCGGTCATGCCTGCAGCCGCAGACATCGACCAGCATAACCTATCAGCTCGGCACAACGTCGCCCTTTTAAACAACGGCGCAAGACCATCAGGCGCACTCATATTCGATCCGAAGGACGAAAGCGGAATGCCCGTGCAGCTTTCCGAATCACAGCGCCAGCAAATCCTCACGGATCTTGAATTGCGCTTTTCTGGTGAACGCAACGCAGGCCGAGCCATGTTGCTCGAGGGCGATTTCAAGTATGTTGAGATGGGTTTATCTCCACGCGAGATGGATTTTCTACAGCTCAAAAACATGTCAGCCCGCGACATTGCTCTTTGCTTTGGGGTTCCCGGCCAGCTTGTCGGCATCCCAGACTCGCAGACGTACGCCAATATGTCCGAGGCAAGGCTCGCGCTTTACGAAGAAACCATCATCCCTCTGATGAAGCGCGTTGAATCAGACCTGAACGAATGGCTTGCCTCGCACTACCAAGAGGACATCACCATAACCTATGACTATGACCAAATATCGGCCATGACAGAGCGCCGCCGCATGGTCTATCAAAACGTGATCGAGGCAGTGCGTGAGGGCATCATCAGCCGCAATGAAGCAAGAGAGCGGCTTGACCTTCAGCCGATCGAGGGCGGCGATGATGTCTACATCAACGCAAACCTTTTCCCGCTCGGTTCAGCAGTGGTCAAGGACGACATCACGCAGCCCGATGAATTCCAAGAAGCCGAAGAGGATTTGAACGGCAGGAAATACCCGGACGGCACAATGATTGATCCAAAGTTGCCGCCAGCATATCGGATGGGAACCGAGGAGAAAAACTGCGGCAACTGCGAATACTTTGAGGGCGGCCTTTGCGCGGCTTGGAATGAAGCAAAAGTCAGGGCCGAATATTACTGCGCGAAATGGGAAGCGATCGAGGATACCAAGGCTGAGTCAGATGTCGACACTGTCCCAACAAATGAAATGGCACGAGCAGCCGCAAGAGGCTTAGAGCTTCGCAGGGAACACGGCAGAGGCGGCACAATGGTTGGAGTTGCCCGTGCGAATCAACTGGTCGCTGGCGAGCGTCTCAGCCCGTCTACAGTTCGCAGGATGTACAGCTTTTTTTCTAGGCATTCGGCATACAAAGACAAGCACAAAGACAAAACAAGCGCAGCTTATATTTCATGGCTGCTCTGGGGCGGCGACGCTGGCGAGGCATGGGCAAAGCGCAAGGTTGACGAGTTGGACAGACAGCGAGAAGAACGCGGCGAGGATATACACAACGGCACGCTCGAGACAAAGCAGGATCTTTCCGAGCGTTTGAAAGAGGCCGTCCGCAATAAGGTCAGGGAACACAACGAAGAACACGGAGATAAAGCAGGCAAGCGCGTCACACAATCCATGCTCGAGGCTGTCCTAAAGCGCGGCATCGGCGCATTTAACACAAATAGGGAAGCCGTCAGGCCGGGCGTTAGAACAGCCGACCAATGGGGCATTGCCCGCGTGAACGCTTTCTTGGCTGTTGTTCGAACAGGGCGATTCAAGTCTGGCCAGTTCGACCGCGACTTGCTGCCTAAAGATCACCCGTTATACAGGGAGAAGAACGATGATTGACACAATGTATGGCATCCAAGTTTACGAGGGGATGCGCCACGGACAAAAAGCGCTTTTCAAGTTTGGTTCAAATTCTGTTGTTGGAACATCCGAAGAAACAATCTGGGATCAAGGTGGGATTTACGCATATCCAGCGTCAGCCTCTGTGATGAAGGTAAGCTCGGATGATGACGGCGACACAAGCACGGTTGTTGTCTCTGGGCTTGATCAAGATTACAACGAGGCAAGCGAAACCATCACGCTGACAGGCCAAACAGCTGTGAATACCACAACATCATTCATCAGGGTTTTTCGCGCTCGGGTTACGGCAAACGCGCCGACAGGCAATATCTACATCGGAACAGGCACTGTTACATCTGGCGTACCCGCCAACAAATACGCAAAGATCACGGCGGGAGAAAACCAAACCTTGATGGCTGTCTGGACGGTTCCGGCTGGGTATACGGCTTATATATCTCAAGGGACGATTTCATCTGGCACAGAGAACGCCAACAAATATATCACAGCAAAGCTCAAGGTTCGACCTTTTGGCGAAGTTCTACAGACAAAGGCGGTTGTCACGCTTTCAAACACGTTCATTCCTTTTGATTTTGGCGTGCCTGTCCAAGTGCCGGAGAAGTCAGACATTGAGGCTCGGGCCTTTTCATCATCGGGGGATCATCATGTCGCCGTGACGTTCTCTGCGGTTTACAAGAAAAACTGATGGCGAAAGTTGTTTCAGCGCGGCGCTCGATCGCTGAACAGACAAGACTACGAACAAATCTTGAGCGGCGTTTTACAACGCAGATGATGAGCTTTTATGAAGACGAATTCGAGCGAGCCTCAGAGCAGCTCGAGCCTGAGCCGGGCATCGGTCAGCGGTTGGCGAAGATATACAACCCGCATATTCAAAGCACCATCGAAGAATTTGCAAAGCGGTTCAGTCTTGTCGAGCGCAAGCAAGAGGCCGATTTTTCTTACCTGATACAGCTTTTCAATAGGCAGTTCGGCGCGCAGCGTGTTGTAAATATTGAGCAATCGGTGGCAAATGCAATCCGACGTGTTGTTGCGGTAGGACTTGCAGAAGGCTTTGCAGAGCGTGAACTGGCGATCTACATTCAAGAGCAAGGCAAGCCAAAGTTTCAACGCTACAGAGCGGCAAGGATCGCCCGGACAGAAACGCACATGGCCGCTAATTTTGCCAATCACGAAATGGCAAAACAAATCAACCTGCCAATGCAAAAGCAATGGGTTGCTGTAAACGACGGCAGAACACGCGGTTGGCACTCAACCATGAATGGGCAGACTGTCGGGATTGACGAAGCGTTTGACGTGCCTATCAGCAGTGACGCGACCAAAGGCACAGTCAAGATGAAATACCCGGGAGATCCAGAAGGCGGGCCTAGCAATGTCATAAACTGCCGCTGCGTTGTGATCTATCTTGAACCTGATGACGTCTTGGTTGAAGAAGAGACTCCAGTTGCACAGCAACCGCCACAAGAACAGCCAGCGCGTGGATCTTTGGGCGACTTTGACACACCAGTTCGAAGGGCAGAGCTGAACGACGCAACAACGCCGCTCTTGTCGAGCAGGGCTGCAACCAAGGCTTTCAACGAAAGACTTGAGGAAAACGCTAATGATAGCAGATATGAAGGCTTCAGTTTTTTCAAAAGGCGAAGCAAGGATGACTTTGGCAAATTTAAAATATCCGGGTTGAATGAAAGAGGTGCGAGCTACCTTCTTGCGCTTCAGGACGAGCTTGACGACCTAGCCTCACGGTTTGGAATCCCAAAATTGCGAGGATACAAAGCAACCGGCAAGCGCAATGTTGCTGATATGGGTGACGCTATAATTGGCATCAATGCAAAATACTACAACAAATACGCGGCATCGGTTGGCGGCAAAGAATCGGCACAGACTGACATCCTAAAGATAGAAAAAGACCTTGAGAAAGCCTTGAATGATCAGGCCGCGCTTAAAACTGAATATGAAAAGCTCGCGGATTCCTTCAACAGAATCTTAGATGAGGGCGAGCTGATGGCATTTCAAGGCCATGACAAGAAATACTTTTGGAGAATCAAAGGAACAAAGGACAAGTTGCCAGAGGACGATCCAAGGACAATCATGCTGAATGACGCTGTTAAGGCGCAAAAAAAACTTACAACATTAAACAATAAAGTCAAAAGACTAAGGGGCAAACTTAAAGATATTCAATCAATCGGCCTTGAAGACGATTTCGTCCCATCAAACCCAAGGGATCTAAGCAGCAAAGAGCTGCCGCACGGAGTGACATCATATTTTGACAACAACTTTGATCAGGGCCGCTCTGTTTTATACCATGAATTTGGACATCATGTTCATCAGTCCCTAGGCTATAAAGGCAAAATCAACAGGCGCGAATCCAAGCCGGCGATTGAGCGTGCATTTCTAAAGAACAGAGGCGGCGACGGCTGGGTGGTTTCTCAATATTCACAAACAAATTCTGCCGAATGGTTCGCAGAGAATTTCTCACTCTATTTCATGGGCAAGAGAGAATATTGCGATCCAAGGTTTATAAAATTTTTCAATGAAGAGGTGAAGCCGTATGTCCAAGGCTCTTGACGACACAATGAGGATATTAAACAAAGCAGGCGACAACCTAACAGTTGAGGACGTGCTGAAAGTTTGGGCTTTGCTGCCATTGTTTGACAATGACGAAGAGATGGACGCTGCCCGAATTTCTGAAGGGTTATACATCGCCCTTGCTCCGAGAGATGACATTGACCTTCCAAACTGGCTGGCCGATGAATTGTTTGAAGAAGAATCATAACCATGTTATTATGCTTGACAAATGAAAGAGGATGAGCCGTGCCAATTCCAAAACCAACATCGAATGAAAGCGAGTCGGATTTCATGGACCGCTGCATGTCAGACCAAGTGATGCTGGACGAATACGACCAAGAGCAACGGGCGGCTGTGTGCTTGTCCCAATTTCGCGAGGAAAGAATGGAACATTTACAAATCAAAGCTGCGATCGAGACCGACGAGCAGGGCGAGTTCGAGGGGTATGCTTCAATTTTCAACAATACAGACCTTGGGAATGATATAGTTCTGCCCGGTGCTTTTACCAAATCCTTAGCAAAGACAGGGCCGAAGGGCGTCAAGATGCTTTACCAGCATAAAAGCGATATGCCAATCGGAGTGTATGACGAGATTGTTGAGGACAGAAAAGGCTTAAAGGTCAAAGGACGCCTTGCAATGGCCACGCAGATGGGCCGCGAGGTTTACGAGTTGATGAAGATGGGAGCCATTGACGGGCTTTCAATAGGTTTCAAGGTTGCCTCAAAGGGCTATGATTACGACAGCGACAAGCGCCGCCGTAGGCTCAAAGAGGTTGATCTGATGGAGATTTCTGCCGTGACATTCCCAATGAATCCGAAAGCGCGGATCATGGGTGTTAAGCAGGAAAGAACGCCGAGAGAATGGGAAGAGATCTTGCGGGATGCTTGCGACCTTTCGAGGAACGAGGCGAAAATGGCTGTAGCCATTTACAAGGCTTTAAATCAGGATCAACGGGACGTTGACGATGAGCTTTTAGAGTCAATCAATAACCTAACCAAAATCTTGAAAGGATGACGACCATGTCTGATGACATCAAATCAGCCGTTGAAGGTATGGCGAAGGCTTTTGAAGAATTCAAAGCCGTGAACGACGACCGCCTTAACGAGCTTGAGCAAAAAGGTTCGACCGATCCATTGGTGGAATCAAAGCTCGCAAATATCGAAGCTGACCTCGACAAGTTCGAGAGCATCAACCAGAAGATCACCAAAGCACAGGCTGAGCAAAAGTCTGTGAACGACCGCCTTGCATCTATCGAGACCATGATGAAGCGCCCAACATCTGGCGTGACATCACAAGAGATTGACCAGAAAATGGCAATCTTTGACAAGTGGCTTCGTAAGGGCAAAGAAAACCTAGAGCCAACAGAAGTGAAGGCTTTGACAGTTTCTGACGATACCGCAGCAGGCTTCCTAGCTCCGCCTGAGTACGTCCGCGAGCTGATCAAGACAATCACAGAAGTGACACCTTTCCGCGCAGCTGCTCGCGTTCGCCAGACCGCACAGAAGGCCGTACAGATCCCGTCACGGACTGCAACTTTCTCTGCTCAGTGGGTGGCAGAAAGCGGCACGCGCTCAGAAACCACAGGCTACACAACAGCGTTGGAAGAAATCCCAACTCATGAAATGTATGCACTTGTGGACATTTCCGAGCAGGAGCTTGAGGATGCAGTATTCAACCTTGAGGCAGAAATGCAACAAGAATTTGCGACACAGTTCGCAAAAGCTGAAGGCGACGCATTCATCAACGGTTCAGGCGTAGGCCGTCCAGAAGGTGTTCTAACAAACTCAAGCGTTGGCACAACCAACTCTGGAGCAGCCGCAGCATTAACAGGTGATGGCTTGATCGAGCTTATTCACGACATCAAGTCCGACTACATCTCAAATGCTCGCTTTATGTTCAACCGCACAACCTTAGCTGCAATTCGCAAGCTAAAGGACACCGCAGGCCAGTATGTTTTCCAAGCCGGAATGATGCTGACAAGCGGCGTGCCTAACACCATCCTTGGTTTTCCATACATCGAAGCACCAGACATGCCAGACGTAGGCGCAGGCAACAAGCCTGTTGTTTTCGGTGACTTCAACCGTGGATACATGGTGGTTGATCGTGTAAACCTTTCTGTTCTGCGTGATCCATTCACTCAGGCAACATCTGGCAACATTCGTTACGTCGCACGCCGTCGTATCGGTGGTCAGGTTGTGCTTGCTGAAGCTCTGCGCACACAGACCGTTGCATCATAAGGAGTTTAAGCAATGTATGATCTAAGCAACAGCATTTCACCAGCCATCAGCCTTGCAGCGGCTGTTCGCAGCGCGGCAGCAAACGGCACAGGCGTTGACCTTCAGGGATTTGAAAGCGCAACCATTTTGGTTGACGTAGGAGCTGAAGGCGACACCTTGTCAGGATCTGTTTATTTCGAGGTTAGCCTTGAGCATTCAGACGATAACAGCACCTACACAGACGTTGCCCAAGCTGACATCATCGACGGCACAATCTCAAGCGGCGGGATTTTCCTAAAGCTGGACGGGACCGCAGGTGGAGATCCAGACACAGCCGGCTTGATTTACCGCGTTGGCTATGTTGGCGGCAAGCGTTACGTTCGTGTTGTACTGGCGAAGACCGGCACGCATACTAACGGCACACCGCTAGGCGCAATGGTTGTTCGTGGACATCCTCGTCACACAGGCGATGTTGCGTTCACCGCTCACGCTTCCTAATGTTTTGCTCGCCCCTTCGGGGGCGGGCTTCCCTCTTTTGGAGCAAAGATCATGTCAGGCTTGACCACAGTTACCGCAGCGGCGACAACGCCGATCACAGCGACAGAGGCCGCAGATTATTTACGGCTTGACGAAGGCGTCGACACATCCTTGCTCGGGATTATGATTGACGGCGCGGTTGATTTTGTCGAGTCTTACACAAACCGCAGCATGATCAATCGCACCTTGAAATTTTCCATCGATTATATTGATGAGCTTGATTATCCTCTTCATGATGGCTTCAGTGTCGGGCCTGATCTATACTACCGCAACACATACCTTGCTTTGCCTCGTCCCCCAGCTGTGAGCGTGACGAGCGTTAAGTCATTCGCAGATGACGACACAGAAACCACCTTCGATTCATCAAAGTATTACTTAGACAATCAGCGCGAACCAGCGCGTGTTGTCTTGAGGCGCGGAGAAGTTTGGCCGACAGCTCTCCGGGTAAGTAACGCGATTGAGGTTACTTATGTAAGCGGCTATGGCGCGAGCGCTTCCGACGTTCCTGCGCCCCTGCGCCTCGCCCTCTTGCAATATGTCGGTTATATTTATGAAAACCGAGGCGATGACGTAACCGGCGGTGCAAGGATAGCACGGCTACCACAGGGCATCCGCACAATGCTTGATCCATTCCGCGTTCGCAGCCTAAGCCGCAACCCATTTGATATGACAACGGAGTATTTCTGATGTCATCGGGGCGCATGGTCAAAAAGCTCTATTTTCAAACCAAGACCGAGACAGGAGACGGAGCGGGCGGCGTTGCTGTTTCATGGGCTGACAACTTCTCTCTGTTCGGCACGATCGAGCCAAGGCGAGGCCGAGAGAGGTTTTTTGCACAGCGCATTGAGGGTGACGTGACGCATGTTATCACGGTGAGATACAATGCAGCCCGGACAATTTCTGTTGATGATCGAATTCAGTACAGGCCGACAGACAGCGTAACGCGCAATTTTAACATTAAGAGTATAATTAACAAGGACGAGCGCAACCGGTATTTTGAGATCATGGCTGTTGAAGGCGAGCCAACATGAGGATCAACATCAACATAACCCGCGAAAGCAGAAACGCTCAATATTACAGAGGGCTTGAGGGCCGCATGAAGCAAGCCGTCAGACGATCAACAAACCTTGTACGCAACGAAGCCATCAACAGCATACAGCGTGACCGATCCATCGGTGAGACCTACGAGAAATATGGGCCGCGCAGAACGCATGTTGCGTCAGCTCCCGGACAGCCGCCAAACACAGACACGGGCAACCTCGTTCGGAACATCCAGCCTGAGTTCGAAGCGGGTGGCATGATAGGCTTTGTTTTTTCTCGAGCGATTTATTCACGGTTTTTGGAGTTCGGCACGATCAAGATGTCTGCGCGGCCTTTTCTACAGCCAGCTCTTGATTCTGTTCGCCAGAAGATCCGGCATATTTTTGCAATGGCAACGAGGACGCGCTGATGGCTTTGCATTCATTCGCACTACAAACCGCGATTTTCACAGCGCTTGACGCCGCCTCGATCACGGACAACCCAACAATTCACGATCATGTCCCGGCAGATGCAGCCTTCCCGTTCATCGTGGTAGGCGACACAACTCAGCTTAATATTTCGACATATACGTCAGACCTTCACGAAAACACATGCACGATTCATGTTTGGTCGACTTATCGAGGGTTTAATCAGGTCAAGCAGATCATGCAGAATATATATACAACCTTGCACGATAATGATATAAGTATCACAGGTGCAACATTGATCAATTTAAAGCAGGAATTTTCGCAAGTATTTGTCGAGAATGATGGCATCACAAGGCACGGGGTGATGAGGTTCCGGGCCGTAACGGCTGACTAAAGGAGATTTTATCATGGCAGCTCAAAAAGGTATGGACGTCCTGTTGAAGATAGATACAACGGGAGCTGGTGCATTTTCAACAGTGGGCGGCCTTCGCTCAACATCAATCACGCTCAATGACGAAGCTGTGGACATCACCACAAAAGACAGCCTCGGTCATCGTCAGTTACTTGCAGGCGGCGGCGTGAACAGTGTCAGCGTTAGCGGCTCTGGTGTGTTCACAGATGCAGCAAGCGAAACAACCCTCAAATCATCTTTTTTCGCACAGCAAAACACCAGCGACGGTTCTACAGCGCAAACCGCAGCTTTCACAGACTTTCAAGTGATCGTTCCAGATTTCGGAACATTCGAAGGTGCTTTCATGATTGCAAGCCTTGAATATGCCGGCGAGTATAACGGCGAAGCAACCTACAGCGTCACGCTTGAGTCAGCCGAGTATATCAGCTTCACGGCTGCATAATCATGGCTTGGGCTAACGTCACCATCGAGCATATGGGCGAGGTTTACTGCGTCTATCAACACACGATCAGGCCGGGCGAATTTACCGTCGGGCCTGATTGTATCTTGAAGCCTTATGATTTATTCTCGGATGGTATTAATGAATATGAGGTTTCTTTTGTTCAGCCAAACCGCGACGGCTTTTGTCTGGTTGTGGCAGAGATTTTCACAGAGGTGATTGATGACGAATTCGATGAGGGGTGAAATTAAGATCGAGCTAGGCGATAAAGAATTCAACGGCCGCGTGACGCTCGATACAATTATGAGAATTGAGGCAGCGCTTGGCAAATCTGTCATCAAGCAGCTTCAAAGTCTAACAGAAGCCGAGGCAACCTTGGCCGACATGGTGGCGATGATCACGCCCGTTGTCAGAGCTGGCGGGAATGACATCAAAGACAAAGACATAGCGCAGGCGGTTTGGGCTGCCGGGGTAACAAACAGCATGAAGGCTTGTGCGAACATCCTAGCAATGGCGATCAACCCTTTCGGTGAGGAGAGCGAGGGAAACGAAAAGGCGGCGGCCGAAGAGTAACGCAGATCCCTTGGGACGATTACATCAAACTGGGGCTTGGCAAGATGAATATAAGCGCGAAAGATTTCTGGGACATGTCTTTCTATGAATTCTACCGTGCGATTGAAGGCTTCGCAGATTTCCACGGCGGCGGCAAACCAAAGCCGATGTCAAGGGATGAGCTGCACGACTTGATGGAAAGGTATCCCGACTGATGGAAATTGATGCTTTAAAAGTTAGGATTGAAGCCGATCTCGGGGACATACGCCGGGAGCTTCGCAGCCTCAACAATCAAGTGAACAAGACCGAGCAAGAGGTCAAAGGATCTTTCACGGCGATAGGCAACACCATGCGGGCCGTCGTTACGGTGGCACTTGCACAGCAAGCCGCAAGGTTCGGCTCCATGTTCGCAAGAATGGCCTCAGACGTCGAAGAGATGCAATCAAAATCATCTGTTGTTTTCGGGCAGTTTGTCGACGATGTCAGACAGGAGCTTGACGAGTTCGCAACAGTTGTCGGGCGCAGCCGCTTTGAGCTGGAAGGCATGGCGGCGTCAATTCAAGACACGTTTGTTCCTCTCGGCATAGCTCGCGGCGAGGCGGCCAAGCTATCAACCGAGCTGACAAGACTCGCTGTTGATGTTGGGGCATTCAACAACGTAGCCGATGCCGAGGTTATGCGGGCATTCCAAAGCGCGATCGTGGGCAACCATGAAACCGTCCGGCAATTTGGCATCATCATAACACAGGCCAGCTTGCAGGCCGAGCTGTTCAACATAGGCATCAACAAGAATATCAAGGACGCCACAGAGCAAGAAAAGGTGATGGCGCGTTTAAGCATCATCACCAAGGGAACAGGTGACGCGCACGGCACAGCCGCGAGAGAGGCTGAAAGTTATGCAGGCCAATCCAGAGCGCTTGACGCCGCTCTGTCGGATCTCGGCGTTACAGCTGGGCAGATATTAGCGCCGGGCATGTCTACGCTTCAAAGTGTTTTCATCGCGGCGGCTGAAGGTGCAAATGACTTGCTCGAGGTGCTGAACAAGCCGGGCGGCCTTGCTAATGCTATAAGAGAAATCGCTGAGGACACCGGTGTCTTTGGGGATCTTCTGAAGCCAGATCTTAACACGATGATTCTTGACGGAAGAATTGTCACCTTGGAGGCAACAAAGAAGGAATTTGAAGAGCTTGTCGAAGAGTTCAAATCTCTTGATGAAGGGCCAGAGCTTGAAGCCGTCGCGGAACGGCTTGAGGAGGTTATTGATATTCTTGAGCGCTTCAAAAAGGTTGGCGCTGATGTTGATTTCACCTCGCCGTTAAGGGTTACCGTCGGTGAAGGCGTAGTCATGCCAAGACCGCGTCCTGATTTCGGGCCAGCAACCGCTCCAGCTGTGATGGATCCCGACGCGCTCAAACTGCAAGATCAATTCGCAGACAAAGTTAAGGATCTGAAGAATGAAATCGCCTTGCTGTCCGCTGAATTCAACGGCAGCACAGAGGCGCAGCTTGCTTTCCTCGAGCTTCAGCAACAGTTCCCCGGGCTGGCCGATGAGAGCATCAAGAAGCTGGTCGAGGAGCGCTTTGCACTTGCAGACAAGATCGAATTGCAGCAAGCAGAGCGCGACATCCTCAACGATCTTCAGGAGGCAAACCGCGACCTTCTGATGGAGCAACAGGGCGTCTCAGATGTTGAGCGAGAACTGATCGAGCTTCGCAGGCAAGCCGGCGTTGTGATGTTTGAGAATGAGGAAGAGATCCGGAAGCTGATCGAGGCGAACAAAAAGCTGCGCGACGAGATGGCCTTGTCCGAAGAGATGGAGGCCAGCTTCAAGCAAGCAATGGAAGGCGCGGGCAATGCTATTTCAAACACGCTCGCAAACGCTCTAGTTGAAGGCGAATTCAGCCTGCAATCTTTCCGGGGTATTTTTAAGGATTTCGTCAAGCAGATGATCGCTGAGGCCATAAGGCTTTATATCATCCGCACTATTCTTGGTGCTATTTTTGGCCCTGCTGGTGGTGCTGTTGCTGGTTCAGCTGCAACACCCGGTCAGCTTTTCGCGCCATCAGGATCAGGCATTGGCCCTATCACCCCAAGCGCATCAGGCGGCGCAATGTCACCGCGTCGGCCTTACCTCGTCGGCGAACGCGGGCCGGAGCTGATTATCCCTCATTCGGCCTCAACCATCATGAACAGCAACAACACAAGATCAGCGCTTGGAAACACTTCACCGCCTATCATTGTGAACCAAAGCATAAATGTTTCAACAGGCGTACAGGAAACCGTACGGGCCGAGGTTATAAACCTTATGCCTGCCATTCGCGAATCAGCGGCCGAGGCTGTATCAAGCCGGGTGCAGCGCGGCGGGAATTATCAACGAGCAATAAGAGGCTGACATGGCGATAACATACCCGCTCACACCACCAACAACGCCCGGCTTTGTCTCAAGCAACTTCGGAATCAAGCGCAGCATTGCAATAAGCGAAAGCCCTTTCACAGGGCAGCAAAAGTCTTACGAGTACGACAGAGCGCTCTGGTATGCAACGCTTTCTCTGCCGCCTATGAAACGCACTCAGGCAGCCGCGTGGTGCGCCTTTCTGGTTGCGCTGAAGGGTAGGCGCGGCACGTTCCTTCTCGGCGATCCAGACGCAAAAGAGGCGCGGGGGAATATCCCCGGCGATCGCACGCTAAGTTCAGCTGCGAGCGCAGGCGATAATGAAATATCATTCGCATATACAGCGTCAGACGGATATGTCGCGTTTGAGGCTGGCGACTATTTCCAGATCGGCACGACCAGTTCATCAAGGCTTTATATGGTTGTTGAGCAAGCAACCGTGTCGAGCAATTCTGTCACGGCTACGTTTGAGCCTGCTTTGAGAGCGGACGCAAGCTCCGGAACATCAATCATTGTCTCCGAGCCAAAATCTGTGTTTCGTCTCGATTCAAACGAGGTAAGCTGGGATGCCGACAATATAAGCAAATATGGTATCACTTTTCCATGCACGGAGACGCTCTGATGCCGAAGGATTTCCCCAGCGCACTTGAAACAGCACTGCAAGCGGATCACGTCGCGCTCAACTATTTTGTTGAGCTGTTCTTCGACGAGGGGACATTAAGGATATGCACGGCTGGATTTGACACAGCAAAGACAGTCAGCGGATCAAGCCAGACTTTCCTCGGAGCGGGCAGGCTTTTGACCATCAAGACCGATGGCGAAAACTCAGACCTTTCTGCGGTGGGCGCAACGATTACCTTGTCCGGCATAGATTCAACAATTTTGACACGCGCCTTAACCTCTGAATATCAGGGCCGCAAATGCACGATTTATATCGGGGTTGACGGCAGTTCAACGGTTCACCCGATTTTTATCGGGTTAATAGACATTCTATCTATTCAAGATCAGGGCGAAACATCAACCGTAACGCTGACGGCGGAAAACGAGCTAATAAAGTTGAACAGATCAAGCGCACTGCGTTATACTGCGGAAAGCCATAAGGCACGCGACGCGGCAAACGTGGATGATACATTCCTTGATTTCACGGCGGGCTTGGCAGACAAGAGACTTTACTGGGGGCGCGACTGATGATCACCTACAAGCAAGAGTTTTACAAAGATTTGCGCCACGATCTGCCCGGGCTTATTCAAATGCACTATAATGAGATCGCGCTGAACAAAGATATCATCAAGCTGAACCCAGATTGGGACGCTTACCAAAAGATGGAGGCTCAAGGGTTTACACGCGCATTCACGGCACGGGACGGAGACAAGCTGGTCGGCTACGCTGTTTTTGTCGTAACGATAGCGTTGCATTATAAGGATCACCTTTTCGCTTGCAATGATATATTCTATCTGCATCCAGAATACCGCAAAGGCTTTGTCGGGTATAAGCTCTTGAAAAATGCTATGGGCTGGTTGAAAGACGACGGCGTCACAAAGGTTCATTTCAACACAAAGGTTCACAAACCGCTTGATGCTTTGTTTGAACGTCTCGGCTGCACGCTGATCGAAAACATTTACGCAAAGGTGTTGTGATATGGCCGTAACCTTTACAGCAATAGGAACAGCACTTGGCGCAGCTGGCACAACAGCAACAGTTGTCGGCGCAACCGTCACGCTGGTTGCAACGACGGCCTTGTCTTATGGCGTTGCCAAACTTACAGCGCCTGATCTTGGCGATCTTCAAAGCCAGCTAGGCAAAGGCGGGCGTCAGATCAACACGAAAGATCCCAACGCAGCCATTGAAATTGTCTACGGCACGATCAGGAAAGGCGGCGTTGTAACCTATCAAGCCACGACAAATTGGATCATTCCGGGCGGAGGTAACAACCGCGTACTTCGGCAGGTAATTGTTGTTGCTGGGCATGAAGTCAACACCATGACGCCGACTCGCGTTTGGATTAATGATGTTGAATGGGAGGTCAATGAATATGGCTATGTGACGGACCAGAAATTCACAGGGCCGGGCGGCACGGCTGAAACCGACAATCAGTGGAAATACAACTCAAGCACAAACCGGTCTTTCTTATTTGTTGGCAAGCACAAAGGCGATCAGACATCACCCGATGATCTGTTCGAGGGTTTAACAGCTCTTGGCGGCCTGTCCGGCTCTATGACTTTAAACCACAAGAACATCACAGGGCCGCTCGAGAATAACGCCATCACCGGCAAGAACGCCACCCTTGCAGACTTCGTCGGGCATGGCCTTTCTTATATGTATGTCGAAATGGTATACGATCCCGAGGTGTTTGACAGCGTGCCGTTGATCACAACGGTTGTTCAGGGCAAAAAGGTTTATGATCCAGAGTATGGCACGACCTCATTCTCAAACAATCCCGCGCTGTGCATTCTTGATTATCTTGAGTCAGAGTACGGCCTTGATGTTGATACATCCTACACAGACAGAGGCTCGAGCGGATCTTTCAAACTTGCGGCCGATGACTGCCGCGTCGACAGCGGATCAACCTCGAACAATGCCTTTACCTGCAATGGTATTTTGCTTGGCGGCGACAGCCACCAGAAAAACTTAGAAAAACTTTTATCAAGCTGTGACGGCACGCTGATTTTCTCGGGCGGCAAATGGAAGCTGTTCATTGGTAAGGACAGATCATCAACAGCAACAACGCTCACCCTCGACAACCTGCGCGGGCCTATCAAGGTGCAGACCAAAGCGTCGAAGTCTGAGCGCTTCAACGAGGTTGGCGGGGATTTTGTTGATTCGGACAACCGCTGGCTGCGCGGCAGCTATCCGGTCGTGAAAAGCGCAACCTTTCTCAGCAATGACGATGGGCAGGTCAGCCGCCTTGAATTAAGCCTGCCCATGACGACAAGCCATGTTGTCGCGCAAAGGCTTGCGAAGATCCAGCTTTTTAGAAGTCGTGAAGAGATCGTCGTCAATGTTCGCTGTGATCTGACAGCAATTGATCTTGATGTTGGCGACTGGGTTAAACTTGTCGTCGATCGTTACGGCTGGACAGACGCGCAAAACAAATATTTTGAAGTCAAAGGCTATGCTATGGTCTTTGATGAAGGCGCGCCACAGATCGACCTGATCTTGAAAGAGATATCAGCGGCTGTTTTTGATTGGGACAGCGAAGAACAAGACATCACATCGAACAATGCCGATCCATTCAGCATTGCGAACATCGTCGACAGCCTAGACTCCTTGACGACACCAAGCGCCACAGCAAGCGGCTATTTCTTGGGCGATGGAACATATCAGCCGACGATCAATCTTACATGGACCGGCCTCGATGACATATATGTCGACGGCTATCAGGTCAGGTATTATGTGACAAGCGACGGCATCTCAACAGCTCAGACCGTGACGCTCGGGCGCGACACCACGTTTTATCGGGTGCTTACAGACGGTGAATCAGAATACACAATCTCGCTGCGGGCGTTCTCAGAGCGCACAATGGGCAGCTTTAAGACAATCACGCAGGTGTCGGCGAAGGACTCAACAGCACCAAGCGCACCAACAGTTGTTTCGCCAAGCGCAGATCATGAGCGTGTCAGGCTGGAAGTCACAGCACCAACAGAGCAAGACGTCATGGGCGTCGAAGTGTTCAATACGACAAACTCAGGCACAACCCCAACTGGCTCATCAACGCCCAGCTTTTTCATCCCTGCTTCACCGTCTGAGACGGTGTTTTACAATCACGAAAAGCTGACCAATGGTACAGCCCAATATTACTTCTTTCGCAGTGTGGATTATTCTGACAATGCTAGTGCATGGTCTATCCAATACAATGCAACTCCGCTTCTGAGATACGCAGAGGGCGCGACGGTTGGCGCACAAGTTGGAGTGAATCTGGCTGACGAAAATGGCACAGACATAAGCACGAACTTCGAGATTCTCAACAATGAGATCATCAACGATTCTGGGGATGACCTTGGTAAGATCAAGGATGACCTTGTTATAACGGAGTCAATCGCGGCTAACGCTGTGACAGCCAATAAGATTCTCGTGGATGATCTATCGGCAATCAATGCTGACATAGGTGACATTACGGCTGGAACTTTGAAGGGCGGCACTGTTCCTGATGCCGACGACGTTCCAAGCGGGTCTGAGACAGGCGCATTTTTGAACCTGTCAGATGGTAAATTTGTCTTTGGCGATGCCGATCATAACATCTTGTTTGACGGGACTGATCTAAAGATCAACGGTGACATAATCACGGACTTGGGTGGGTCAGGGAACAACCATATCGTTTTCGATGGCGACACAATGGACATCACAGGCACGCTATCGAGCGATGATTTTGTGTCTGGTTATGGCTTAAAAGCTAATCACGGTACAAAAACCAGATTAACATCTG